ACATTCTGTGGACAGCATCGACGGACCAAGACACCGGAGACATCAAGTTCACATGCATGATGGAGTATGTGTGTCTCTTCTTCGGACGCATTGCGCCAACCGAGGACTAGGGAGGCCCCGGGGCCGACCGCCACAGTGGGTGGCTTACCACACAGTTGTAACTTAATACCACCCATTTGTTTGTTAGCGATCCAATTGAGCCAAAAAAACTTTATTAGGATTTTCGGAGTGACAGCGCTAGCGCCTAAAATCCTTTGTTATAATAAAATAGTCTAGCAATGCACTATTTTTAGATCCTTAATAGTATGGATCTTCCAACGGTCTGCGGACATGCAACGCTTGTCGGGTAGTTCGTTGGCAAAGCAGAAGACGTGAGGGGGTGCCATAAGCAGCTCGTGAATCTTGCCATTCATGACCCCCTCCACATCGCCGTTCTTGATCTCTTCAATGACGGAGTAGATGTCCTCCATCTTCTCCAGGGAGCCGCGGGTCCGGGACATGTCGAGCGTGTAGCATCGGCTAGGACCCTTAGCGCATACATTCGTCTTCAGCTGGTTCGCGTGGCCGAACGGCACTCGCTTGGACAGCTTCTTCCACTTCATCCACTTGGAAAGCATTGACTTTCCGACGTTTCCTTTCTCTTCCCAGATCCAGTGGACGGTACGGCGATCCGGTTTGGTCGCCACCGTGTCCAGCACCCACTGCTGCCACTCCAGTGGACATTTCATCTCGTCCAGGTCCTCGCCCATGTAAATGGGGGAGTCTGCCCACGGGCCAGAGACTCTGGTATCCGCTTTCGTGCAGTAATTGAACGAACCAGTCTCGTTCTTCGTCGGACTCAGAGTCAGGCCATCGATAGGCACCTGACTGTTGTTCAGGAGCCACGACTTCCTCTTCTTTACCGAGAGCTTTACGCTTCCTTGGTAATGAGTGCGGCCGGTAGTCGCACCCTTTTCCTTCTGGAACACCCACTTCGTGGCGCCCCATCGCTTCAGCGCGGCGATCATCTTGGTGTGACATGGTAGTTCAGGTTCCTTCTCGGTGACGTTCAGCGTGAAGGACCACCGATAGAGCTGAGTGTTAGTAGCACGAGGCATGTAACGAATGACGGGAGGAGTGAGGGAAAGGTGTGAGATTGATGAATGAGGTCGAACACAGAGCCACCAGTTTGGCTCAATTGGAGGGTGGTCGTGAAAGACCATCACTCCCCGTTGTGTCATACATGTGACAGGGAAAACTTAATACAACTTAGCATCGCGAATTGTTTCAGGAACCCACAACAGCTCTTCACTTTACGAAAGTACAAAGTTACCACGGCAGACACCAAGGACCAAGAATGGGCCGCACGTACCAGCGCCGCCGAACCTACGGAGCCAAGCGAAAGTATTCCTACCGGAAGCGCACGCGTACGCGCCGCTCTCGGGCATCTGTTGCGTCAGCGAAGCGTTCTCGCTATGTTGTGCGTCGTCGCACTGCTCGTAGACGCACTTTTAACGTCGCGCGCCTGTCCATCCCTAGAGGACCTGTAGAGCACTACAAGCTCGTGAAGCTGCGTTACGCAGCCCACTTCAACCTGAACTGTGGTGCAACCAACAACTACTGGAGCAAGGTTCAATTCCGAGCGGATGACCTTTACGATCCGGATGTCGCCACTGGCGGTCATCAGCCTCAAGGCCGAGACTTGATGTTCACTCAGTACGATAAGTGCGTGGTGGTCGGATCATCTTGTAAGATGGCTGCGGTTCCAATCCGCAACACTATGGCTGTCAACACTTCTGGGACAGTCAACACAACCTGGCCAAGTGCCATGTGGGGTCTTTGCATGCGTCCTGAGAACGCGGACGATCTGTCACGCGGCTGGGGCGATGTAGTCCTTCGTGCAGGCATTCCATTGAAGCCTCACGGCATCTGGGAGAACGGAGACGACAAGATCATTAACATGAGTTACACTCGGGCGAAGCTTCCGATCACTCACACCAACAACACCCGGTTGCCACAGCTAACCGCAAGGTACAGCGCACGTAAGTACTGGGGTCTTGCCAAGGACACCAAGCTTCACACTGTTGACGGACTCGTGGACACGGACGCCGGAGTTCATACTCTTTACGAAGAGTCAGATGACCTTTCGAAGTACAAGTACAACCCAACGTACATTCTGTGGACAGCATCGACGGACCAAGACACCGGAGACATCAAGTTCACATGCATGATGGAGTATGTGTGTCTCTT